CGGCGTTTGATTTTTCTTTACCACCGTAGATTCTGTGACAATGTTTTGCAACCTTAAACCCATTGTGAGTAGAGTAGTCTCTGAAGTCACCGTACATCTGTTCTACCAGTGATGTGGTGGGTACAACTATCAATTGTTTTCGGCCTAGTGCGTGGTGGTATCTGACTAGATTGTATATGATAAGACTCTTACCACTAGCAGTCGGTGATAGAAGTAGAGTTCTACCAGTGTTCACTGCCTCGTGAATGGCGTCCTTTTGATAGTCTCTTATTTGTAGGGGTTTCTTGTCACTGTGTAGTTTGAGGACACTACTAAATTCTGTGACCTCTGCATGTGAAAACTTTTCACCTATGGGGTCAATATCAATTTGTATTTTATACTCTAGTTGTTTTGCAAACTTTATGAGGTGAGGTATGAGACCAATATAAAGTTCTCTTTTGTTTACATTGAACAATCTTATTTTGCCATCCCAATACCTATTGCGATAGGAAGGCATAAACTTAGCTCCTGGCACTTCAAATGTAAAAAAGTCGCAAATTTCTCGGCAAGTGCTATCTTCCGATTCAACGTAGACATGCACATTGTCTTTTTGTTTAACCCATATCATATTAGGCCTGATTGTGTCTTATTCCATTCTACTGCGTTTTTGATGTCCCAAGTTCTACTATTTAAACTTCTCAAAACCCTGTCGAGAAAGTCAACAACAGTTTCCAAGTAGACCACTTTGTCTGACTGCTTGATAATGTCAGGGTCACTTTGCAAGTGGTCACGCATATCTGTTCTAAGAACGGCATTTTTTCTCCAAGGTTCCCATCCAAGAGCATCTAATTCTTGTTTTGATAGTTCACCGCGATAGTAGTCGGACTTAACAGACTCCAATCTTTTCAAATCTGCATAGGCCTTTCTCAATTGCAGTTTTGCATTTGATAAGTGTATTACATATTTGGAGTGTAAGATAGGAGTTCTAGTAGATTCAGAACCTAAATCCAAGTCATCAATCTTGCAGTCCTCAGACCACATGTTCTGTAGTTCATTCAAAGTTGCCATAATAAAAACCTAATCAAATATTTCTTATAGTATATATCCTGTATTTAAAGGATGCCAAACCAACAAAGTATGGGGAATCCCCACCAGATAAATCAAAGTCTAATCCAGACAGTGAGGTTGGAAACATGTCTTTAAATTTAATTTCAACATTGGGATTGTCGTTTGAGTCTAAAACAAACAAACTAGCATCACTCACCTGAGCCGTTCCAGCAGATTTATCAGACTTAGACCCAGAACCCAATGGAGTCCTGTATTGTTGTTTGTCAATAAAGTCTGTGTATTGTGAAGACCTCTCTGGGGAACCCAAACCTATCAACCAGTTATACAATTCTTTGTAGTTTGTCATGTCCTCTTGTATGAGGAATCGTATAATCAAATCACCAAAACTTATCTTCTCGCCTGGGTATGGGATGTCTGCGAGTGGTGTCGCTTGTACAGGAAATCCCATAGATATGTCTGGGATGTTTGCGCCTTGGCAGAAGAACGACACATTCGGCATGTTGTGAACTTGAAACTTAAATCCATTGGGACGTAAGTAGTTCAACTCTTGAGAAGTCTGAGCCGTATAGGTGCCTTCGCCAACTGTTAATGTAGGTGTGTAAGCCATGTATCTATTTATAACACATAAAAAAAGGGAGTCCTAAGACTCCCTCTAAAATGGTTGATTAACTCAACTCTTTTTACATAAGGTTTGTAACCTTAACAGAACGATAATACTGGTTACGGTCAGCAGTAAATGTGTCTGCATCAGTAGTACCATCAGATTGAACCACATATGGGTTAGCAATCATACCGTATCTAGTCTTGAATCCAATCTTAGGTTGGAAAGTAGATGGGTCAATTGCACGAACCATTTGCAAAGGAACGTAAGGACAGTAGAAGAGTCCAGCGTCATAAGGTGAAGTTCCCTTGTATCCTACACAGTAGAACTGAGAAGCAGCACCAGTGTTTGCACTATATGGGTCAACGTATACTTTATATCGACCATTAAGTGTTCCAGCGAACGTGTTACCTGTGTCATCAACATTCAAGTTTGTTGAGAGAGCAGGAGTGTAATCAAGAACACCAGCCATAGAGAGTGCAGAAGCAACATCTGAAGAACAGATGATGAAGTTACCTTTACCCCTACGAGTATCTTGTGCGATTACGTTGGCATCTCTTTCAATGTTGAAGAGAAGACCTTTGAATCGTTCAACCGACCAACGACCATTTGAGTCAACGTCAAGGTCAAATGTACCAGAAGTTGCAGTTGAAGCAGCACCTGTCTTAGCAACCTTGTAGATTGTTCGGATTACTTCACGGTTAATTTCAGCAAGAATCTCTTGAGAAAGAATGTTTGACAATTCTGACTCAGCGTCAAGACCGTGAACTGCCTTGAGGTCTTGCGCCAATTCAACAGTATATTCTGCCTTCAATGCACGAGACTTTGCAGTCACAGTGGTTTTCTCAATTGAGAATGCCATTTGGTTGAGAGTTACAGTATCACCCAACAACTCAGCGTTGTCACGAGTAATACCTGTACCTGTTGTATATGTTCCATCAACAGGGTTTGAACCAGCGTGGGTTCCTGTTCCAGCGAAATCAGTGTCCGCTTCGTTGTACAGAGCTTCTGTGCCAGTCTGTGAAGTATAATGTGACTTCATGGCAAAGATAAGACCTGTAGGGCCAGTCATAGGTTGAACACCACAGACATCATATGCCATCAGGTTAGGCAGCGCACGGCGAACTAGACTGATGAGGATGGGGTCATAAGTGTCAATTGCAGATGACATGTTATTGGCATGCACGGCCTCCGTGATACCTTTTTCTTCTTGGAGGGCCTTCTCTTGGTTCTCAAGAATTACAGCAGTTACCGACTTACGATAAGGGTCGGCAATTTCCTGTAAATCAGGATGGTCAAGAACTGGACTCCACTTCTTTTGGATTTCTTCAGAAAGATACATTGTAGTCTCCTATTTGGTTTTTGTTACCTGTATTTATTTATAAAAATTTTACTTTTTAACTTGTTTGGAAATCGCCTGAGCATACTTACTGATGTAGGAACTTGATTCTTCCAAGTATGCCTCATCAACAGTATCGGTCAACTTTTCCGACTCAACCGTTTCCGTGATTTGTTTGGGGAAGTAGTTGTCCTTTACTACGGAAACCTTTTCAACGAACATTTCAGTCGTTCCAAACGGAACTTCTTCCAACAGACTAGCAAGTTTTTCCCTTTCGGTGACTGTCATGTCTTCGGAGGCCTCAGTGATAACCTTCTCTCGCAAAATGCTTTCTTTCTCTTCTTTAAGAGAGACAGACTCAGCAAGTTGGTCATTAAGTTTACCCTTGAGTTCTTCGATTTCATTTTGCATCTCACCAAGGACATCGTACTTGTCTTCTGGAACATCAATGTAATGTTCGGCGAAAACACCACGCAAAGACTTGATAAAGTCTTCGGTAATTTCGGTGCGGAGACCACGTTCTATAGCAAGTTCGTTCTCCTTCATCCAATTTTCGGCAACATAGTTCATGTAAGAGTCAATCTTTTGAACTAGTTCTTCCTTAAATGTTTCTTGTTCTGCAGCTGCTTCCTCTTGGAGTTCTTTTTGAATTGTCTCCATTTCGTTAGCAATACGAGCAGTTACTACTGTCTCAAATAATGATGCAGCCTTAACTTTAAAATCTTCTGAGAGGTGTTCTTCGTCAGCGAAAAGATTTTGAATGTCGTTCTCAAAGAGAGTTTCTTCCTCTGCTTCCTCTTCGGACTCTTCCTCTGATTCTGCCTCTTCTTCTTCAGCGACTAATTCTTCTTCGTCAACTACTTCTTCCTCTTCTTCGATGACTTCTTCTTCATCCGATTCGACTTCTTCCTGAGCACGAATCCCTTGTGAGGATTTTTGTGCCACTACGTTTTTGGGGTCTTCTCCATCTTCGTAGTTGGGAGCATCACCAGCACCTTGGTTGGCGGGTCTAGGAGAGTCACCAATTTTTGATGCGGAAGCGGGGCCAATAGCAGAAGTCAATCCACCATGCTTGTCACCAGTTCCACTTAAATCTTGAATTTCTGGATTGGGATTAGAATTACCCTGTACAGGGTTGGTCTTGTCAGAACTTGTAGCATTTGGCTTCAAGTTTTCTGCGGCTCCAGCCTCATCCAGTTCTTGAACTTCCTCGTTAAGTGCCTCTTCAACTTCTCGGCCTTTAGAGAGGAGTTCTCTGACTTTGCTTTCTACGCTCATGTTAGTTCTCCATGTTTGATTTTGCGTTACTGTTAATTATTTATAAACTTTTAGATTTTGGACAGCTTATTTAAGAATGAACTGAACACTTCCATCTTAGCTTCCTCTAGTTCACGAGTCGAAGCCCTCTTGATAGATTTGTAAGCTTGTTCAATATCCTTTTCCATCCAAACACCTTCAACCATAACCCACTCTCTGTGTTCCATGATACCTCTTACAAATGCATCAGGGGCCGAGGGGTCTGCAACTATGTCAGCAGCAGTTGAAAGGACAAAATCTTCTTGCACCTCATTGACTCCATCTTTTTCCTTCAAGGAACCAAGTCCTCTGGATGAAACACCAAGAGATGCACCCTCATCGATTAGGTTCTTTACGATATTACCCATCGGAGTGTCTAAAATCTTTGCCTTACCAATCCAGTTATTTCCACTCTCTTTGAGAGAAGTAATCATGTGGGAAACTCTATCTAGATTGAGCGTGGGGCCATCTGGGTGTCCTAGTTCTCCCATCGCCCTCTTTTTATCGATAGCTTCAGAAGTATATCTTTTAACTTCCTTTTCCATAATCCCCTTGGGATATACTCTGCCGTTTCGATTTTTTAAATTTGACTGAAGAAACACACCTTCTATGTAAAGGTTTTTCTTACCACCTACTTCCTCAGTTATATATTGTATATCTTCAGATACCTCTGTAATTAATTTCATTATCCTAAGTCTCCATCTGCGCCTTGGTGTTGTTGTGAGCCATATCCATCAACT